CATACGCAGTATGGCAAAATCTATTTGCGGTTTCACCCTTTCCCAGTTTATCCTGCCTTGATAATGTGATACGTCGATTCCTTTTGCTGACATTTTGTTACCTCCGTCATATTTTGTTTTTAATATCGCGTATGTCGTGCTCCGCTTCGGTCATTCTACCCTCAAGCTTATATGTGCGCTCCATTACGCTGTTGTGCTTTTCAACCTTTTTTTCAAGCTGTGAAAGGCGATATGTAGTAAGGCGGTTTGCCGCCATTATGCCCCCGAACGTGCCTATAAGCGTTCCGGTGAGAGATACAAGCGAAACTATTACTGTACTGTTCATTATTTCACCTCGCTTTCATCCGGCGTCATTTCGTTTTCTGTTGGGTATTGCGCTTCAATGGCGGTCTGTATCTCGGCAAGGTCATCCTCGGTAAGTACGCCCTTTTCGTTCCACCCTGCGGCATTTAGGATTATCTGATAATCCGACATTTTTCCGACCGCCTTTAAAAAGCCTGTTTTAACAAAATTCCTTAAACTGAACATATTATGTATTTCCTCCCATAGATAATATTGCCTGCCGCATTTCGGCAAAAGCCTTGTTTATGTCTTTGTTGTATTCCGCGCTTATTACTACGCCCGATGTGTCTGTCGTAAGCGCTGTGGTTGGATAAAGACTTTTTATGCCCGACACTGTACCGTCGGCGGCGGGGGTGTATTCGGCTGCGGTGTACGGTTCGTAAGCGGTTGCAGTTGAGCCGAGTTCAAGCTGTGGTTTAAAGACTAAATTATCTACCGTAGTACCGTTTGCAATATTGATAGTTATTGAAACTGTTTTATCATTTTCTGCATTTATAGATATACCATTACCGATATCAGCTTTATAAAATTTATAATCAGAAGTGCTGAGATATAACGAGTATGTTCCGCCTGCGCCGCCTGTGGGACACCCACTAAAAAAGTATTGTCCTTTTTTAAGAGAAAAAGATTGTTGTAATTTAAAATATGCTTGTGCAGTTGCTGTACCACTTACTGTAACACTACCATCAGAATTAACCGTAAAAGTAATTCCGTTGAGTGTTTTAGTAGTATCAGAGTAAGGGTAAGGGATTAAATTCTTCCTACACCTTGTTACAGTAACAGTTGATAAATCTGAAATGTAAGGAGTGTATGCAGTAGCGGTTGAGCCGAGTTCCAACTGGGGCTTTAAAGTGCCGCTTACAGTTCGGTTTGCCGGAATAACAAGATAGCAACTTGTATTGTTTATGTTTTTTGTCGGAGTAAATGTTGTGGAAGTGTCTGTTAATAACGATATATAAGCAGACTGCCCTTGCGTTGAGTCGTAAATATACATTGTAGCGCTGCCTCCGAAAGAATAATTTCCGCTTGCAGATAAAGTATAAGTTACCCCTTGTTTTAAGTTCATAGCTTTGTAAACAAAATAAAATGTTGCTTGACCGGTCGAAGTTCCGCTAAAACTTATACTACCGTCTGCATTAACCGTAAAAGTAATTCCGTTTTGCGTTTTAGTAGTATCATAATAAGGATAAGGTATTAAATTCTTCCCCCTCACCTTAACCCGGAGTGTGTGCTCGTTAGGGGAAATATCGGTAAGGCTTACAGCCGCACCCGAGGCACTGCCGCGGAGGGCGTTGGCACAAGCGGTATTCATTTGCAGGGTATTTACATCCCCTGTGTCGCCTTTATCTCCCTTCTCGCCTTTATCCCCTTTAGCACCTTTAAGCGCCGCGAGCTGTTCGGCAGTGAAATCCTCGTAGGTGAAAGCGTCGCCTTTATCGCCCTTGTCACCCTTGGCTCCTGTCGCACCTGTGGCGCCTTTTTCACCCTTATCACCTTTTGCGCCTGTGTCGCCTTTTTCGCCTTTAAAGGCACCGTTGTCAGCATCATCACGAACCGATTGAGCGATTTTCTTTGTTTCTTCCGAAATTTTTAAAAGCTGCTCGTATTCGGTGGGCGTAGGGTCAAGCGGTGCATCTCCGTCTTCACCGCAGCCTTTTATTATTCTTATTGCCGCCCACGAAGAAGTTGCTTTGCTGTCCTCAAAAATGCCGAATACGGCAAAGCTGAGCATAGGCGTTTTAATAACCTCGTGCGGTATGTAGCATTCATCTTCGTCGATGCATAGCTCGCTCTTTTCATCGAGTATTACAGAGCATTTTGTATCGCCGTTTTTAAACACAACTGTTTTTGCGAAGCCGTCCCACGTTGCCGGGAAAGAAAAGCGGATTTTAACAAACTTCACGCTGTCGCTCACAGCGGAGCCGTCTATACTCAGAATATTGTTTTCCGCAACTGTTGCAAAGAATGTATTGCTTTCCATTTATTAGCCTCCTTATGCCGTTCTGCGCCACACATATGCACCGTAATAAGGCGGCATATTATTGTGGGCTTGACCGTCGCCGAATTTATAGCCATATCCGTATTGAGTGCCAGCACCGCCGGTTGTGCCTGTGATTGCCGCATTTACTGCCCCGAAATTTGCGCCGTATGCGTGACCGGTTACGCCATTTGCGCCGTGGTTACTAACAACCGCAGTCGCAATCCTACCGTCAATAACTGGTAATTCAGCCTCTGTCAATGTGTGCGTTTTTTCGCCGCCTGTAATACCAGCCGTTTCGCCGTCGTCAATGCCCCATATAAACGCACCTTTTATTCGTTCCCATGTGCCGCCGTAAAGTTCGTTGGGGTTTATGTCGGTATCGAACGACAAAATCATCCCTATAGGAAAAACTTTGTCTATTAAATTCATTAGACATTTGATATTCGGATACTTTTGTTTCGCGGCTTCCTCGGTTATGTCTTCGGAAAATGTATCTACCTTATTGACATTTGATTCTATATTACCGACTTCTCCGTTAAATTGTGCTGTCTGATTTGACATTTTTACCACTCCCTAAATACTGAAATTGAATTTCCGTTTTTGTCTGTAATGTATTTTCCGTTTATATCGGTCAAACAAGCGGTTTCATACTCACCGTTGCAGTGTTTCTTCGCATCGTTCAACCAGTTTATCCACCGTTTCACACCGCTTTGCAAATATTCCCGCATGTCTGTCTCTGCGCTCCATTTAAAAGGCGAAACATAATAAATATCAGGGTAATTTGCAAGGTCGTGAAAATTATCTATGTTATTTTCTACGGAATTAAATTTTCCTAAAATATCTGCCTGACTTAAAGAATACGTCACGCTGCAATCTGACAAATCAGGCACTGCATTGCCTACCGCAGATAATTTTTCGGATAAATACAGAAAATTATTATAAATGCCGTTCATAACCGTTACAGTTAAATATCTGTTTACCGAAATGTTTACCCATTCTGCCATTCCAACACCTCAATATCTGCCAAATCTTCATAGCCGAAGCTTATATTCATACTCGTGATTATGCCTGTTATCAAACCGTCATACGCGGTCTCGATTTGAATTAAATCCCCAACCCGCTCATTACGCAGACGTATTTTTGTTTTGACCGTTCCTGTCGATTGCATATATTTTAAAATATCCTGTTTCTTATACGGCGGCAATTGCACGGTTGTACCGTCGGCATTGACCTTTATCCCGCGCAAGTTTAATTTTGAAAAATCTTTTTCGTTGTTTTCCTCCGCAAGGATATTGTTCACGGTTTCATTTTGATATGTATAATTTATCACCGCAACCGTAATGCTGAACGCATTATCGGTATGGGACGTAACCTCTATCCAATTATCCATATAAGAACTTACATAGTATTCGTCGGTCGCAGTTTCATCTATCCAAAGAACCGGCTTTTCGGTATAGATAGCGGTCTTTACTTCCGGCGTACACTTTACACTCAATGTTTCATCCGTACTTGTATAGTTTACGGCATATTGTATTTTTGACTGCTTTACAGCCTTGTTTCTCGTATATGAGCTATCGCCTATAATACGCCTGTCGGCCGAAGTGATAACACTTGTAACCGCCGCAGGAATAGGTTTTAACAATATTTGATTACTGCGGCTGCTGTCTATCATAAGTCTGCAAGCAAACGCATACATACACAGTGCATAGCGACAACTTTCAATAGGGAGATGCCCGAAAACTTCGCAATTATAATCATTGGTACCAACAGTAATTCCGGTAATAATCTTTATCATATTAGAGAGCGATGAAAAATCGGCGCCCATATGCCAGTCAAGACATTTTGCTTTATCCAGTATTTTTATACTGTTTAATGCTTTAACCGAACATATATTTTTTGCAATCCTCTCTATTTCGTCAATATAAAATGTTCCGTAATATTTTTGGTTGCTGTGGACCGTAACCGGATTTCCGCTTTTGATTTCATTGCCGTTTTTAATCACAGCCGTAAAATTGAGCGAATTTATAGGCAAATCGTCTGACAATACATTTATTTCTTCCAAAAGCTCTATATTTTGCAGCTTATCCAACACGGTTACTTTCCCGATTTTAATATCAGAAAGTTTTACAGACTGATACGGCAAAACCGTCTCGGTAAAATAAAGCTCCAAAAAGGCAAATTCGGACGATGGGATAAAAGTGAAAATTTCCTTGCCGACCGTGATTTCTTCCTCTAAAAAAGCCTCTGTATTCCCGTTTCGGTACATTGCATACATTTTAGAACAGCAATTACCGTAAAAAACAAAAGTAATGCCCTTTTTAAACTCGGAGAAACTCTCGGTACTTTTTCTGTTAAACATTAACCCGCAATTTCCCAACTGCTTAGAGCTGTCGGAAACACTGCCGGAAATATACCCGACATAATCTCCTCCGGAATAAAACTTTTTATTTTTGTCTTTTAAATCTATGCCGTTGCCGTCAAAGGAAAGGTAATTCGGCGTGTCATAATTGTCAAGCAGAAACTGTCCGCTTAGCGTATCGCCGGGAACATCCGATAAACTGTTGTAGCTTCCGTATATTTTTAGATTCAGCGCGTTTGTGTTTTCCCTATCAATATCGTAATATCTGACCGTTGCCGACACCGTCAAGCCTCCTCCGAATATCCTTTTATTTCTTCATCTCCTGCAAGCCACTGGCTGTCAATTGCCGTAAACGTAACATCATATACCTTTTCCCATAAGGTGCGCCCATATTTACGTGATATGAATTTTCGTTTCACCTGTGATATGTATATTTCCGTTTCGATTGTACCCTGTCCGAACGGTAAAACAACCGTGTGGGCATTTACGGGATTTGCAAGGGTTAGGTATAGGTTATCCCATTCCGCGTCCGTGCAAGCCGCCGCGCGGCGTATTTGAACGCTTGTGTTAAAGAAAGTGCCGATATATTCAAGATACATTGATTTTGTACCCTGTAAACGCCCCGAATTTTCGCCGTTAAGTATATCCGCAGTCTGTTCAAGCGTGCCTGTCACCCACTCGACATTATAATCTGTTCCGTCAATCTTAATCATATCGTAACCTCATTAAAAAAGTGACGCGCGATTCTGCTCACGCTGAATTTCAAGATTAAGCATTTTAATAAACTGCGCCATACTGCCTTTAGCCTCAACGGTAAATTTCGGCTCACCTATTGCCAGTTTAACCGCCTCCACAATTGTATCAAGCGGCGCTTCAATGTTAGTCTGCCCTGCTCGTTGGTCGCCGAGTATGGCGGGAAACGGCTTGCCGCCCGGTATTACCGTACCTGTGGCGAGATAAGGGATTTTCGGAATTTTAATCCGAGAGGCATCTAAATTCCAATTTTTCCCCATTAACTTTCCCAATCCGTTAATAAGCTTTGCTCCACCGCCCAAAAAACCCTGTATTGTCATATTTAAATTTGATACGGCGGCATTTATGCAGCCTATAAGCACATTAACAAGCGCTTTGCCCGCTTTTTTCCAATCGCCGTGTACAATGCCGTCAACAAAATCTATCATATTATTGAAGATTTCACACCAAGCGTCGAACATATCCTGCAGGCTTTCGCCAAAGCCGGTACCGAAGCATTTATCCAAAAAGCTTTTTCTGAACCAGCTTATCCAACCGGTTATAAAATTGCGTATTTTTTCAAATACCTTTTTAACGCTGATAAAGAATCGGTCGGGGTCAAGCGATACGGCATAAGCCACGGCCGAAGCACCCGCAATTATCAATCCTATACCAAGCGGTATCATTCCGAAACAAAGCAATGCTATTCCTACTATAAAAAGCAATATTCCGCCTATTCCCAATATTCCCTGTATGGTGTCCTTTGTGTTCTGATCCAATGTGTCCCATTTTGCCGCTATGGGCGCCACAATCGTCAGAGCTCCCGCTGCTATAAGTCCTAAACCGAGCGGAATATTCACACCGGTAAAGGTCAGTATTACTCCCAATACAAGCAATGCACCGCCCAACAAAAGCATTCCCAGTATTGTGTTTATTCCGGTTTCAACATTTTTACCGATACCGGAGGTATTTCCGCCGCTTTTTTCGTCACCCTGTGCAATTTGTATGGTATCAAAGCCCAGGGTGCTTTTCTTTGCTTCGTCTCCGGTTTTTTTCGTGTATTTTGCAAGCGCTTTCATTTGATTAACATTTTTACCGAGTATTTTTGCAATGCCCTCGGATAAAAGCTTTGTTATTTCGGCAAAACGTTGTAATAACCATGTAATATACGGCGTGGCCGCTTGGTACAGCGTCATTCCGATAGTAGACAAATTATCTTTTATTTCCGTAATAAGCGCGGCTGTTTTGCTCCCTTCTTTAGTAAGAAGTCCGGCAAAATTATTTCTAAGTGCCGTAAATGCTTTGGTTATTACGGAAAACATTAACGCCGAAGCCACAAGATTTTTTATTCGCCTTCCGAGCCTTGCCATAGACTTATCCGCCGATTTTAAACCGCCTTCCCACTTACTTGAATTTGTTGTTGCAAGTTTGATTTTATCGGCAATATCGGCAGTTTTTGCCTGTTGCTCTTTAAGCTGTGTATTCTGCTTTGAAAGCAAAAGCTCCTGTTTTTTCTGATATGTTTCTTCTTTTTCAAGACCTTTAAGCGCAGTATCATTTTTTCTTTGCAGGGCGGTAAATTGCTTGTCGGTAAGTTCTAAGTTGCCTTTTAAATATGCGTCCAGCTTTTTGGAGGTTTCATCAAGCGTCACATTATATTCCGCTTGTTTCCGTTTCGATTTTTCTGTTTCTTCGGCAGTAGCGGCTATTTGTTCTTTTATCTGCTTTGTTTTTTCTACCGATTTATCAAATTCACGCTGTAATTTTCGTTGCTGTGCTTCCGCCTTGGTAATATTAAAATCCACATCAAGCACCAATTCCTCTGCCATTAAATATCACCCCATATTTCTTTTTCAAATTCATCAAGCTTTTTATTTCGGAAAAGTATAACATCCTCGTTTTCCCTTAACATCTGCGATTCCCACTTTTCAAGTTTTTGATGTCTGTTAATTTTATCCCTGATACCGATAATATTGTCAAGCCTTGTTTCCTTTCGCTCCGAGAGCTTATGAATAAAGGTCCACCAATGCATATAAGGCAGTTCAAGAACTGTTTCGGCGGTCTTCACGCTTTGGTCTACGGCGCTTATAATAAAATCATAGTCCTGTACCCAATCAAACAATTTCGGCGAGCTTTGCGGCTGTTTGGAATAGTCCTTGCCGCCGTCCAAAAACCATACGGCCTTTTTTAGCGCCTCGCCGTAATCCGGCAATTCCTCAATATCGCATTTATAAAGCAGATAAACCGTTATATAGTTTGCCGCCTCGGGTGTTATTTCCGGGTCATTATATGCAAAGCATATATTTATAACATCGCGAAAATCGGAATTTATTTCATAATCCGTTCCGCATACATTTAACGTTGTAGGAAGTCCTGTATCTCTCATTTTTTAAGCGCCGGATGAATATTTTTCTTATCGGTATACTTCTTTATATGCTTGTTGAATTTTTCAAGTCTTTGTCCGAATTTCTTTTCAATAACCGCGAGCACGCTGTTATAAAAGCTTTCAAAATACATTTCCCCGTTTTCGGCAGGAGATAAACAGGAAGCTTCCCCGAACGCAGGCTCGGAAACATTATACTGAAACGCATAATTAAGCTGCTCCTTTATAAATTTATCCGCCTTTCGTAATTCCTCAATATCTTCTTCGGGGTTACCGGTATTGATTTTTCCAAGCTCGTCTATACTGGCGATTTTATATTTTTCTTTGAGATATCCCTCATATTTTAAAACCTTTTGTCTTACATCGGAAATTCTCGCGGGAAAATTCAAATCGCTTTCGTCTATTTCTATATACCGTTCACTGTTTTTTAAATAATACCGTGTTTTTTCAGCCCCACCATAACTTAATTCTTCTCTTTGATTATCCGTAAAAACCACCCTCTCATTTTTCCTATCTTCATAATACCACGCTATTTGAAAAGTCAAGGGCGAAACAGATATTTTGCGGTTAAGTGCAAAAAGAAAAGCGCCCGCAAAAGCGAACGCTTGACAAATCGAATTGTTGTTGTTATAATAAGGGTGGATAAGGCGAACCGATAGACGGTTAGCCCCCGAAATAGTTGACTAAAGAAATCAGTCGCCTACTTTTAGCGGAGCAGGGCGGCTTATTTCTTGTTTATTGCAATGATTGAATATAAAACTATAATCAAAATTATAATTATGTACTCCATCGGCAACACTCCCTTGCAAGGGCAAGACTTAACCGCCTATCCGTTATTGGCTCACCTTATCACGAAATCTATTATAACAGCCCTCGACAGATTTTGCAACACTTATCCGTCCTGGGTGTTTTTTTGTGTCGGCGTATGTTCTGTAAAGGTCGGAACAGAAACTATCTCCGGCACGGTGCCGAAGGTCTTATTGCCCGAAAGAGTAATGCTTACATCCTGTGTGGTATAGCCCTGACCGCCGAGATTATCAAGGATAACGGTACAGTCCGTTTCCTCGGTTGCAAGGCACTTGCCATCGGTATCACGCAGAAAGCCGTATACAGTAAGCACGGTGTAGTCCTGCATATCTTCTTCCTGATCGCTGATTTTGAGCTTAATAGCCTCTTCAAGAAATTTTGTTTTCTTCGGGTTGATATGATATTCCGACATTTCGATTTTCTCATTCTTGCCCTTAAAATCGGTATAGCTGAAACCGTTTACATCGGTAATGTCAGATGTGTCATTATTCGACGCCACCGACATACTTTCCTGACGGTAGCCCAATAGCTCATACGCAGCGCTTGTTTCCGAACCCTTTTTAATATAAATTGCAAGCAGTTTACGCTTTATATCAGCCGAGCCGACATCGGTTGTGTTGCCGGTCGAAGAAAGCTTAAAGCCGCCCAAAAAAGTGTTAAGCTGTGTTTTAGTCATTTATTTTCACTCCTTATTTCATTGCTAAAATGTAATTCTTTACTTCTTTTGAAATAATATCGCCCTCTAAATCGGCGGTAACCTTGCCCCATTCAGCGCAAGCGAGTGGGTGCTGCTCGTGTGAGTATTTAAGGCGCTTGTTTGTATATACCTTTTTTTCGCCGCTTTTAGCCCAAGAAGACCCGGTTGTGGGCGATACCATAAGTATACCTTTATACAAATAATGCGCCCACCGGCTTTTAAAGTGTATTCCGTCTTCTTCAATACTCACATTATCAGCAAGTATTCCGTTTTCGAACGGTATTCTTCTATACATTCGCAGGTAAAACGAAGTTAGGGCATACTTTTTTACAGCCGGAGTTTTAAACTTAACCAATTCACGCTCTAAAAAAAGCGAAACCGTTATCCTTCTCATTACCTTATTGCCTCCGTATAATCCATTACATAGCATACAATTGGAATACTATACTTTGCTATCTCAGGCGTTGCGGTGCTGTCAATGGCAGGTGTAGAGGGCGTGAGGTATGTGGTTTCTATTCGTTCCACCTTGTAATCATTGCCAAAATCGGGATAATTCCGCTTTTTCTGCTGCTCTGCTATCCAATCAATAAGCGCTTGTACTTCAAGCAGACTTTCAATGTTCTTGTTCTTTTTAAGCATTGATTTAACAATAGCATTAAAAGAAATGCTTTTAAAATCAAAAACCGTGAATATAACCTTATGTAAAACAGAGCCGTCAACATACTCTTTATCCTGCGCACGGTCAATCTGCGAGGTCACAAGCTGCTTTGCTCCGTCCTGCGCCTTTGTTACGGCGTTAATAAAGAGCTTATTGTTTTTCACGGAATCGCATTGCAATATATATTCCGTAAACGGAGTTATAAAATCCATTAAACACCCACCGCCTTATAATGCGCCAGTGCGCCGAAATCATTTACCGAAAACGATTTTACAGTTATGCAGCCGACAGACTTATATTTGTTTATAAAATCATCCGAACGTTTGCCGCTTTCGTATTCGTCAATATCGTCGGTCACGTTTCCGATAACGATTATATCCTCGTTCTGTACGGTAAAACCGAAATTTCTTTTACTTTCATCGTTCAGCCATTCAGCAGGCGGCACATGGTTTTCTGATTTTCTTATTCTTACGGTTGTTTGCGGCTTTTCTGTTCCGCTATTCCCCGACATAATAAGTGCTGGTACAGTTTTAACAAAGCAGCCGTGTAAAACCGTCCTATACCATTTAACAGCGCCCTCGCCGTCCTCAAAGCGATTATAAAGCGTTACGGTTTTATTCCACCAAGCGGGATAACTCATCCTGTCACCCCGCCGTACAAAAGGTCAGTGTCCGAAAGATATGTATATATTATATCCGATATTTCCCGCGCCGCATTTTTATTTTCATACGATACCGAATATCCGTCATTGCTTTCGGAGGTTTTCTCACTGACCGAGCCGTTAATGAAATTCTCCGCTATATATTCGGTAAGCTCAAACGCGCAGCGCTTTACTTCCTCGGGAATTTCCTTATACTCCACTCCTGCAAGCCTTGAAAAGGTATGTGTTTCTATAAGTCGCCCAGCGCGATATGAAAAGCGGTCAAACGCCGCTTTTTCAAGATTACCGCCGTATGATACATAGTCTGAAAAATCAAGATACATTTAACCGCCCCCTTTAAATCAAGCCTTTTTCTTATCGGGCTTAGCGTCTTTCTTTTCTGCGTCCTTTTTCTTATCGGGCACTTCTTCCTCGGGGAATACAAGTCCTATTGTTTTCACAATATTTCCCCCTTTATGCCTTGTGGTGCAGATAAATACCCGCAACCTTGTTTTCGTATACGTCCGCAAGACCGTAAGCACGGTAGGGGAATTTCCACGCGTCGGCTGTCTGGTTTTCTTCGGGAGAGATAACCTTGGTAACGGTATGTTTGGTGTACTGCAAAACAGCAGGACCGTGGATAATCATAAAGTTTATATCCTTAGCTGCGCTTGCCTTTACAAAACCGCCCGGCTTTTGGTTAACGCCGCTATCCTGCGAGCTGGTATCGGTTTTACCGTCATAAAGCGTAACAGCAGTGTAGAAACGGTTCTGAGGAACGAGAGTAATATCCGCAAAGCGGCTCATAACCTCGCGGCTTTTTGTGGTATCCATATCCTGGACAAGACCGTATAATGTGGGCGTCAAAAACAGATGCCTGTCCTCTGCCGGAACTTCGTCCTCATCCATTTTTGTGGTGCCCGCGCGAAGAGCCGCGATAACATCTGCGCCGGTTGAAAGCGTTGCACCGGCTGTAACTTTTGAAATGCCTGAAATACCTGCGTATTTTGCGAAACGGAAAGCGTCAAGCTCGGGAACTACCTTTACACGAATAAATTCGCTTGCAAGCTTGCCAAATGCCACACCTGCGGTTTCCTCATTATCCATAGCGTCAACGGTGAAGGCTCTGCCGCGGTCATAGTTAAACTCGACCGTTTCGTTGGTTACGGTAACATCGCCGTCAACATAACCGCCGTTACGCGAATAATCCCCGAGACCGTCCATAGATATTTTCGGTATAACTATTTCGTGAGCATTGGAGCCCGCCTGAACAAGGCTGTTATCGCCGTCAAGTATAGCGGTTTTTGCATTTTCCTTGTATACATCGTCAATAAGGTCAATGTATTTTTTAAAAGTTGTAATTGAATTAGCCATATTTAATCTCCTTTATTAGTTTTCAGCCCCATTACAGCCCTTGCCTTAGCAATCTCGTCCGCACCGGGGTCTGTTTTTCCGCCTACAGGCGGATTTACAAATTTTTCCTTTGGTCTGTAAATATCCTTGTCCTTCGTTATTGCCGCATAAATATCAGCGTCGGATTTTCCGGCGTTTGCTTTATCGGCAAGAGCAGCCTTAAAATTCTCATATGTTTCCTTTTCGGCGTACTCGTTAAAATACTCGTGTTCGCCTTTTAAGGGATTGAAACGTTCGCGCATTGCCCTGTCCAGTTCGGCCGCCTGCTGTTCCTCTTTACGCTTTGTTTCTGCCGTCTCAAAGTCAGCAACTTTCTTTTGCAGCTCTTCAAGCTTGGTTTTATCTCCGTCAAAAGCTTTTATCTGCTCCGACATTTCACCGTTTCGCTTTTCAAGCTCCAAAATTCGGCTCTTTTTCTTTTCAAGCTCCTCCACACCGCGATAGCTTTCACCAACTGATTTTGTAATCGCTGTTTTCTGCTCATCAGTCACTTCAAGCCCCGCAGCCTTTAAAATTTCAAGAATATCTTTCATTGTTTTTGTCTCCTAATCATAATTTATTATCCGCGATGTCCGCGGAATGAAAACAAATAAGCTATGCTCTAAACCCATAATAACACGCTATTTCATTTGTCAAGGGCGAAACAGAAAATAATTGTAGTCAAGTGCAAAAAAAATAAGCCGCCTCCCGAAGAAAACGGCAAAAAAAGACTGCCGAAAAGGCAGTCAATATAAGTGCGGAACAGAATTCGAAATCCTTTTAATGAACAATAAACGAATTAAGCTCGCGAATTGTCATATCAAGCGGCTCTATTCCCTTTTCTTTGCAATATTTACTAATAGCACGATAATTGTAATGAGGTTCGTCTTCTATATCAGAGTTCAATGCTACGTATCCTCCTGCTTTTTCTGCCATATCGTCAAGTTCAGCAAGCTTTTCTATAAATGCTATACGCTCTTTTTCGGACATTTTCATTTTTCCTCCAATGTATAAGTTTTCAATATTTTTATTGCATTATCCTCATCAATAAACATTCGATAAGGATGAGCACCGCCTATGTGAGTTGCTTTAAGCGTTTGTTGATAGTAATCAACTAAATCAATATTCTTGGCATCCATAAACACAAAGCCGCCGTAGCCACGTTCTACTGATTTTTGAATAGCTATTGCAAATAAATGGCCGCCAACGCCTTCAAACATTTTGGTTTTTCCAATGTTATTAGGCGCACTTTCAACAAGTTTAATGTAAACAGCGTTATCCTTTTTAAAGTCATTTAACGCTATCAACCCTTGAACGGTATTATCTCCTTTGAGGGTCAATTTATAAATTTCGGATTTTTTCAAGTCATTGTCAGACCAATTAAAATTCCAGTCATCTGTTTTTAAGTCAGATTGAGACGCTAAGGAATATTCGGTTTCAACTATCTTCCCGCTTTTTGCTTCGACCAAACAAGGCGTAAATTTGTCTATCTCAACCGAAATTCCCATTTTCTCACCTGCTGTATTTATTATACCATTTTTCAAAGCTTTGTCAACCGTCGATATTCGCCTATACCCATTAACCTCTGTTCGGTCATATTTAGGTGTCAAACCGTTCTTTTTGCAGAATTTACCGTAATCCTTAAGCGCAGTATTCAGTTCCCTCTGGGTGCGCTTTGCGTCAAGCTCATTGCCTGCCGCCGAAAAAGCCATACGGCGGTCTTTGAGCTTCCGTATTTCGGTCTCACGCCGCCGCATTTCCTGTGTTGCGTCATACTTTTCTGCGCTATTTTGCTTTAACCTTGACAATTCCTCATCCGTATGCACGGGTTGAGAAATGCCTATAACTATCGGGAAAGCAAAATGCTTGCAATTCCACTCGCCAATCGGTCTGTCAAAACCGTCATATGTATTGCCGTTAATATCCGTGCAGTTCTCACCATCCTGCATTTTATTAAACTCTGCATTGCTGAATTGCCGTCCCTGCACATTCACATGGTCCGGCGCAGATATTGCGTGCGCCGAGAGTTCTATGCCGTCAGAGCCGAATTGCTCACCGTTATAAAGCAGCATTTCCTGATTTAATCGCCTTACACCGTCAAGTATATTCATTCTCGCTGCGGTATCGGCTCGCCTGCTCACTCCGCTTTCCCAATTTATTGTTCTGATACCGCTGTCCGCCAGTTGCTTTACGGTTTGCCGAAGTGATGTTTTATAATCGGTTATACCGGTTTGTATTTCATAGATAGCCTTATCAATCACTTGTGAATAAGCTTTACGCAGGGTCATTGCTTTTTTGCCCGGGAATTTAAAGCCGTATGTATCAGAAAGATTTTCAAAACTGCCTATTGTGCTTTGCGCAATAGAGCGGTATATGTTTTTCAGATATTCGTTGTTGCTATGCGTTTGAGGAGCAAGCCCGCGATATTTATAATACTGCTCCGCAAAAGCGTCGTTTTTATTTGCAGCCGTTTCAAATATTTTCTTTATCTCAATTTTATTAAGCCCTGTGTATTTTTGAATGATTTTATTTATGGCTTTCATATCAGCCCCGGCAAATGCCAGGGAGTTTGTAAGCATTGTAATCTCTGTTGGTCTAAGATTGCCGAAATACTTTATGCGCTCACATATTACCGTTATTACCTCGGCGTTTTGCTTAATAAGATTATCGGCAACTTTATCGGGTAAAGCCTCAAGCCACTTTTCATCAAGTAAATTGTTCATCTGCTCTTACTTCCGCTTCCTGTTTTAATTCGGCAACATACTTTTCGGCAGTTTTATCATCAATACCAAGAACCCAAGATGTCAGATCCTTGTCTTTTAGAGCACCGGCAGCATGAGTTTGTAAAAGCTGATTAAACTTCTCAGCGGTCTGTTCTATATAATCGTAGCTCCAATCGTGACGTATTTTCCAATCACCAATCGGCGTCATTCCGTTAAGGGTCATAATAATATCGACCGCACCAAAAAGCATTTCGTTCCCCGATTCTATAAATTTGCGGAAACGCTTTACAAAAGCAAAGGTTTTTTTAAGACTGTTTTTCATTTCGGTTGCGGTTGCAAATGCAGTTTCGGGTGAAGTAAATACACCGCGTGAAAATCCGCAGCACATTTCAAGAACAGAAAGATTGAGGTCAAAGCCGGCTTTAAATTCCGTTTCGCGTATATCGGGTGAATAGTCTTTAATAAGCGTATCCAGTCCGCTGTTTAAATCGCCTCGCACAGTTACATACTCTTTATCGTTTCTGACAAGCCTTTTACTGCCGTCTTCGCCTTTTTCGCTTTTAAAAAGTGTGCGGTCAGCAAAAATTACAGTACCCTTACGGGTTATTTCGTCGTTGTATTCGGCGTATTTTATGCAGACATTTTCAACAATGTCCTCACAGCCGAATGTAATCGGCACACCGTTTGCAGAGTTATAATTATCCCGATTAAGTGTGGGGCATTTATACCGACCGAGCAAAAGTCGGTCAGCTGCTATATTTTCTTCGATTTGAATATCCCTCCACTGTGTAGACGAAACATCCACCTCTTGCCCGTTTTTGAAAGCAAATCGCCTAATTAAAACAATTTTACCACTTTCGGAATTACTTAATAATTGACTTTCAAATAACCTATAAATGTCATTTTTAGCCTTATATTCGTCTATTTTGATTATTACGCCTTTAAGCATACCCCCTATACTCTCGGTGACGATAAAATCATTTCCGCCGACTATATTAAGCCCGATATTTTCACCGTCGGAATACGGGCGGACAAGACAATCCCCCGTAGCAAGCGCAACCTCGGCGGCAGCGGTTTCAATCTCGTTCTGAAAATAATCCCGTATATCGGAGATTGCTTTTGCACGTGCGTTTTCGCCCTCAATAATAATGTCGCTGTCATCAATTGCTATATTTGCAATTACGCCGGCTCCTATCGCCGTGAAATCAAGTCCGTTAAAACAGGACTTGTTACTCTTATCCTGCAATTTAAGTCCCAATTTATTTGCGATATAAATAAAAGCTACTTTTAATGCGTCTTTAATCATCTTCTGTTTCTACCCCTTCGTCATCAATATTTTCATCTTCGTAAAGGTCCTCGCGCCGACTTTCGCGTATAACACGGTTTAGTGAATAAATCAACGCCATTACACAGTCCTCACCGAGTTTTGGGTATTCACTTGAAAATGTCCCGTCCTTTAACAATTCAAATTCAAGCTTTGCCATTTCATCAGCTAAATGCGGCGTTCTGGCACGGTCAATAACTATCTTATCGCATTGCCGCAACCATTCCCAACAGTAATCACGACCTTTGTTACTGCCCCAACGCTTTACGGCTCCGATTACATCAAAGCCCCAATCATTCATATCCGCTATATTATCCGGGCGGGCGCTATCTGCTATAATTTCAACATTTTTGTATTTGCGTATCTTATTTGCAAATGTTGAATTTTTACAGCGTTTTGAAAATACTTCTTCTATCGGATAAAGTATATCCTTATCGCCGTCATAATAGCATTTAATAAACGCCTGCGGATGTTCATAACCGAAATCAAGCCCGTAATAAAAAAAGGACATTGCATTTATTTCATCCTCGGTAATGGCTCTTAATTCAAGATTTTCAAAAATTGCTCCACCCGTTCCCGTGACCTCGCCCAAATAGTTGTTGGCGTAGTATTTAGGCTTATGCTCCTTAAACCATTCAGCACGCTCAAAAAAACGTTTACCGAGCCATTCAACCGGTACGTTGTAATAATAACTGTGAGATATGTAGGTAAGCTCATCTCCTGCCTTTGAAGCAGTATATTCATTCATAAAATTATTTGCTGACTTAGGTGGATTGAAAACCTTTATGTTGAGTGCCGGCGCATCCGCTCTTATAAACGTATCGTAAATATTATCAAGCTGCTCTATGCCTGCCATTTCATCGCATTCCTCATTTATTAGAAGCTTTATATAGCCGAAAGGCAAGTTATACGATTTTAAGCTTATTGGTTTATCGGCACCAACAAACAAGACGCATTGACCTGTTTTTTTGTACCTTGCCATAAGTGGGGATGTAGTAAATTCCCAATCCTCAAGCTTATTATGGCGTGTAATCGTTTTTATAAGCTGAGAGTATACAGAATTGCGTAAATCCGTTTTATACCGCCTCGTTACTACACAATGCGCCATAGGGTCATTTCTTATTGTTTCTTCAACAACCGCACTCCAAAAATTTGATTTAATTGAACCGCGTCCGCCCTTTAGAATTATTTCCTGCACACAGCTTTTCCCGTCAAAAACCTTGTGTATAAGACGATATGTTTCGAGAAAATCGACTGTAATATCAGTAATCGGTATAGTGTAATTTGCATCGGCATCATCGTCCTTTTCAGCTCGTGACTGATAACTTTGCAGACATTCAAATGCCCTGACGTTTCCGGCCATGGCCGATTTAATCTGTCCTGCAACCATAAGAGCATTTACGGTCATATCGTCTTCTTCGACTTCTTCACTTACAGTTTTAAGACGTTCTATATCATCGCCTTTAAGCTTGCTATTAAGCAAAAGATTAACAAGCCCTGCAGTGTCACGCTTTCTTCGGCGCGATTTACCGCTTTCAATACCACCTTTTTGGGTTATTTTTCTCTGTTCGCTCTCTGTTCGTTTGCTGAAAGGTATTAGATTTTTTTCATTAGCCATCCTCACCCACCTCTCACATCGGGGTTATTACTATTCAAGTCCATAATAACCCCGAAAATCGAATTGTAAAGGGCGGAGCTTAAATTTTTCCTAAAAATTTTAATAACTTATATTTCCCATAGGAATAATCCGTGCCGTGAGTTTGATTATATATTTCTATTTCGTGCACTTCGTTTTGCAATTCCGCATTGCTTGTATATTTCCTGTATGGACTATTGGTTGTCGCCCTCGCACGCTTTGACCGTTCACGCTTTAAACAAGCCTCGCACTTTATAATACGCTTTTTTCCGATACTATGTATTTCCGCTCCGCAAACCTCGCAATTGTATTTATACAATTACTTTCCCCTCCCTCTTTGTTTAAAGAAATTATCCCGCGTCCGTTCTATGTCCTGATTTACCTGTGAGTTTTTATGCTGTTCGGCTAATACCACAAATAAAAGAACAGCGCCCGTCAAACGAACGCTGCATCTATACTACTTATCGTCCGTAACAATAAAAAGCGGAACAAGGAAAAGCTTATGCGCTTATATCACGCTCTATAACCGGCAATATATCGTGAGACTTTAAGAGATTGTATATAAACAACCGCCCCTTTTGCGTCCACTTCGTATTCATAACCGTGCCGGTTCTGCCGTCTGAATGTGTTATTGTCACGGTTTCCGAGTGCGTAAAGCCGTTATTGTGGTACTTTGAGTATAAAAGCCATTGTCCGCTTTGCTTATACTGTACGCCGTAATTGTGCAGCATTTCATTCATTGCCGTGCCGCTCATACCGTAATCTTTTGCGATTTGAGTAACAGTCACAAGGCTTTTACTCTGCAAGATTATATCCGTATAGTCCGCTTTGGGCTTTAATTCGCCTATAATCTGCTTTTGCTTGTTGCACTCAAACTGTAATAGCTGCCTTTGCTCGCGTTCCTCTTTGAGCGCCTGAAACGCTGCTATCGCTATATCGGGGTTAGCTATAAGCTCGTCGGTGGCATACATTCCGTGTTTACGTATAGAGGGTAATACCTCGCTTGTAACCCAGCGCTTAAACTTCTTAGCAGTCGGCAGCTTGCTTGAAAGGATAAGACTGTATAGGCCGCTTTCGTTTATGACGGTCATATTTTGAGAACCACCAAGGGTGTCACATTTCGTTACCCCCTTATCGTCTTCGTCAACATGGTCTGTAAGTGCTTTTCGTGCGTTGGTATATCCCAATATATCCGCTACATCTTTCCCCACAAAATACGGCTCGTTGTTAATCTCGACCGTGCGTATCTTTCCGAACTCTTTATTTTCAAATATCTGTAATTGGTTCATGCTACATTCTCCTTTTTGCTCATTTTAAGTAATTCGTTTGATATTTTCTCAATGTTTGCTTTCTCGCTGTGCACAATATCGAATACCGCTTCAATTAACGCACTAAACATTGAAAAGCGTGTTGTAAATATAAGTGCTGTCTGCTTTGCTTCTTCAAGAGTCGCATTTTGAGGGATAACGCTTTCGTCTTCTGTACACTCAAAAAACATCTGCATTAAATTCTCCGCCCTCTCTAATTTTACCAATGTGTCCTCTAAGTCTGTTGCGTTTTCAAATAACATAAATATGCTCCTTTTTTATAAAATTGTTTGACAGGAGCTTTATTAACTGTTATAATATTAACAGGACTTAAAAACTCCTATCGTGTTTGAGTAACCTGTGCTTTGGTTGGCGTGAGGTTACTCTTTTTCTTTTTCAATGTCTTTTTGAATAAGTGTTGATATGTACTCTTTGAAAGTTTTTTTATTTTTAACACACTTGATTTTTGCTTTTTCAAAAAGTTCATCGTCAATTGTTACTCCCAGTCTTCTCATTTTTTCACCTCCGTTTCGTTAATCATAACCCCGTTTGGGGTTTTATAAAAATAATATAACCCATTTTTGGTGTTTTGTCAATACAAATTTTCACTTTTTTAAAAAATCACTACCCAAATTGGGGTTTTTATGCTATAATAAATTTGAGGTGATTGGATATGTCAATAAATTGCGGGGAAAAAATAAAAGAAATCAGAATATCAAAAGGGCTGACACAATTACAATTAGCTGAAAAGGCAGATATAGGGCTAAACACTCTATGCCGATATGAAAGAGACGAAAGGATGCCTAAACTGGAAGTCCTGGGAAAAATAGCAGATGCTCTGGAAGTAAACTTAACAGATTTATTTTTTGATGAAAATTCAAAGGGATTTTCTATAACTCACTTCACGCCGCAAGGTGAATCCTATCTTTTGCGAAACGATACCATACAAAAATATGACTTACTTAATTTTTCGGCACAACAAAAGGTCAACGATTATATTTCAGACCTATTGCAAATAGAAAAATACAAAAACAACCCTTGAATTTATCAATCTGTTTAACACTCTACTCCCTCCCATTTGCGCTCAGTATTGCACATACGCCGTAGCCTACTATCGCACCGATTATAATTCCGATTATGAAATTTATCATAGTATATCCCTCATAAATAAAATTTTCTTGACAAATTAGGTCTGTTAGTCCCGGCGCCGCCCAGTTCGACAGTAAACATATGTAATGCAGACTTTTCCTTACTCGGTCTTTCTCTGAGCAATGCGGAAACAAATGTATCCGTTTTGCACTCCATCGTAGGTTTATAACAATCTGGATAAGGACAGTTCATACAATCTTCATCGCAACCGCCACGGCGCTTAAATGCTTTTGTTTTCATATTTTCGGTCATAGCCGTTTCGCCTCTGAAATTAAATTTTCAATTCTTTAGCTTTCGCCTTTAATTTCCGCTCGTATTCCTTATCCGAGAGTGGCTGCATACGCAGATAATTTTTGTACAATTCGTATTCCCGCCATTTTTGCTGTTCTGTCAATGTCATTTCCTCCTAAAGTTACAAAATTCGTTAAAAATTACATTCGGTTACACTTAAATGTAACCGTTCAAACCCGCATAGTTAAAGGCTTTTCGGGTATCGGTTACAAAGTTACACGATTTTCGCGCGCACATATAAGGGGTGTTTTCATTTTACAAAAAAATATTTTCGTATATATAAGTACCCTTTTTACGTGTAACCGATGTAACTTTGTAACTTTTTTCACTCCTCCGCAGTCTCTTCCGGGCGTACCAAAACATAACATCGCGAGCTTGAAAGACCAAATTTAACAACTTTTGTCGGTGAATTATTCGCTCCACCTATCAAAAATCCTTTTTTCAGTGCCCAAGAAATAAACGATTCGGGGTTGAAATTACCCGTCTTGCAAATCCTTTTGAAAACATTGGTGTAAATTGCGTAGCAATTCTTACCGGCAACCTTGTCAAAATATTCCCTGCCCCAGGCTTCGTTATATATTTCTTCCAGCTCCCCTTTATAGAATTTTGAAGTATTTGCGTCGCACTCACTTATTATGTAAGCATAGCACCGCGCCGTTTCCGATAGCGTGCGCTTGTCTGTGAGGGCTTTTTTAAGCTCCTTGAAGGTAAGTGCCCTGTTGTCCTTAAAAATGTATTCCGTGGCAATTAAATCGGCCGTTAAGAGAGCCGACAGCGATAGTAGTTGTTTGTCCTCGTATTCGTCGCTTTTAATAGCCTTAAAACAATCCCGCTGAAACTCCGCTGTCTTTTCAGCACCGAGCTTGCAAATGATATCCACAAACTCCCTGCCCAAAAAGCCGTAATTGTTTCTTAAAAGTGCAGCCGCCGCCTGACCGTCGGGGAATATATCTCCCTCGTCAACCTCGTATTCAATCAAGCGGTTTATTGCGCCGCCCTGCAATTGGTCCGTTATAATCGGATTTTCGCCGGAGCATATCGTTATGTTTTTCCAGGTCTTTTTGGGTTCAAGCCCGAGCTTTGTATTGCTGCGTCCTCTGCCTTCGCCGCTTGCAAGCTGATATATAAGCTGTGAAAAATCGTCTTTGTAATTCTTTTTCAGCCTTGCGGTATCGTCTATGATAAACGGCAGATTATTGAGAAAATTTGCCTTTCCCTCGAATGAGGCTAATGTATCGTCAAAATTAGATATGAATTTTCCCATTTCGGGGTCTGCCCATACGCTTGCTGCCAGCATTCCGCATATAGACTTACCGCCGCCGGTTCTGCCCCATAGATCAACCCAAAAAGGATTTAACCCGCACGGCTTTAAAAGTATGCTCGCAAAGCTTGCCGCCATTGCAAGGCGCGGCTCAACCCTGCCCGAAGCTCTGACCGACAAAACAAAATCCATATATTTTTGGCGGCTGCCGGAGCTTGTTATTGTGCCGAAAATTGCGTCAAATCTGCCGTCTTTATCGAAAGCAAGCTCGGATGTATACGGCATAAAGCCGTCTTCGCACCACCCCATTTTCGCGGTTGCTCTAACCTCCGGCACGGTGTCTATGTTTAAGTTCTCAACATCCGAAAGAAACTTTACAAGAGCCTTTGCCGTTTCGCTTGTAACCGCAACCCCGAATGCCGCAAGGTTGGGAATTTGGTTTTTCTGTGCAATAACGGTTTTGGGGACAATCTGCTCGCGCCAGCGCCCTTGTCTGTAAAACGCAAGTCTGACCTTCTGCATACCATCCTCGACGTTGGTGATGATTTCGGCGGGAAGTATCGGGTGCGGGCAGGCAACACGGTTATCCGGCATGGCGTCGGGGTTGTATATTCCGTCCATGTTCGCTATCCAGTTTCCGCATCGCATTTCCGGGTACTTATCGCCGAATTCCGTTGTTCGCTCAAAAGCCTTTTGTTTCTCACTTTTTTTGCGTTCATCGGCTCTCGCCGCCATATCTCTTTCAGCGATTTTTAACATTCGTTCCACGCGTTTTTTTATCTCGCTGCCGAACTCCGCCGCACGGTCAATTAAATCAAAGCCGAGCTGTTCACGAATAAGAGGGTCGGGCTCGTCCATTATTTTACAAATGGTATTCTCGCTGTATAACTCCTTAGCTGTCAATCCGGAGAAATCTATGCTTTCCAATCATCTCATCCTCTCATTGTGTATTCGGTTTCTGCAATATTCAAATTGTGGTTAAGAACACTTCTGCGAGCAAGCGCTGATAAAAATAATGTATTCGGCTTTTCGTCCGGGCTTAAAGGCTTGTATGCTGAAATAAAATCTTCGTTCAGCTTCCAATCATCGAACGCGCTCCAATAATCCTTTCGGGCTTTTCCCCGCCTATCTGCCGCACCGTTTCTTTTTCGCCTTATACGGTCAATTCTGCGCTGCTCAGAATACAATATATCCCGGTCTAAAAAAGCGCAGGCATCCTCAAATGACATATTCTGCGCAGATTTCACGAAGTCAATAACATCACCGTGCGCACCGCAGCCAAAGCAATAATATGTATCGTTCGGGTATACCCTGAACGACGCTGTTTTTTCATTGTGAAACGGGCATTTCGCAAAACCCTTGCGGTCAAATTCTATTCCGTACCGTTCAAGCCATTCCCTAAGAGGGTTTGCCGAACGTATTTTCTCAGTATCGTACTTCATACAGCACCGCCCAGCAGCTCGATTATTTTCTTTCCGGTAGTACGCTTATCGCAAAAAACAAAATCTACGCCGTAAGCTATATGTACGCGGTATATTTCCTCCATGAGCGCACGCCCCGATACCGGGGAATATTTGCTGTGCCATTTTGCAACATCGGGTATGGATTTTATCTGCCCGCCGTGCTCACACAATATGATGAGCCTTATACCGTTTTCATTTGCTTTGCGTACTTCTTTCCAAAAGCGGGAATGGTCGGAACGGTTCATCAGATTGCGGCTCAATTCCTCCAAATCTTGTTTCGTATCTACAGAAACATTCATTTCAGAAAGCAACAGAGCGCTCACCTCCTTCCGAAGCTTCGGCTTCGGGCTCAATCCCATTCCGTACTGATATGATAATTCGGTCACCTTTTTCTTTGCCGCGTCCGGCAGCCTGTCGAATGAGCAATAGTCACCGCACGGCATACAGCAAGTCATAATATGAACGCCGCACCCGGCAATTTGCGCATGCTTTTTATCGTGTTTACCGGCTTGCTGTCTCGTATCGCATATAATAAACTTCATATACACACCCCATTAAAACGGTAGATCGTCATCGGACATATTCGCCTGTTCAAATCCGGCGTTCTGTAAGTTTTCAGAGACAGCCTTGAGCGGGTCCTCCGAATCGTTAGCAATATTAACGTCGGTATTGCTCCGTTTGGATTCAACAAACTGCACATTGCCCGCCAGCACTTCAAAAGCGACGCGGTTATTCCCGTCCTTGTCAGTGTATTTTCGGGTCTGAATACTGCCATCAATGCCTATCATATTGCCTTTTTTAAAGTATTTAGCAACAAACTCCGCCGTGCTTCGCCAGGCTACTATATTTATAAAATCGGTTATAGGCTCCTCGCCGGATTTATACCGCCTCTGTACCGCAATACAAAAGGAAGTGACGGAAACATTGCTCTGCGTGGTTTTAAGCTCCGGGTCGGCAGTAAGCCGCCCGGTCAGCACAACAAAATTAAACAAAGCTTATTCCACCTCTTTTATTTCATAATTTTCCGAGGCATATTCCATGCACATCTCTATAATTCGCGTCGCCGAAAAGCCTGTTTCTCTCCGTAATTGATTTACGATTTTTCGGGTTTTATCATTTATCCGCACTACATTGCCCACGGGCTCTGTGCGGTGCACTTCAAATACAAGGTTTTCTTTAGGCACTTTTATTCCTCCTTAAGAGCAGCCGTCAGCTCGGTCGCCTCTTTTTCGGCTTCAAACCAATCCGAAACTTTACTTTCGTTTTGCTTTATGGCGTTATAAATGCCTATATACTCGGTAAAATCATCGGCGTTCATAGTATCAATTTTGCGCTTTAATCTATGCTCTATCTGCTCCTGTGTGACGCCCAGCTTTGCAAACTGCACAACCATTTTCTTTACCCGGTCTACAAGTGGAGTATCGTTCTGCCCGGCAAGGGTTTTCCTACACTCTGCAATACAATCCTCAACAAACCACGACGGAAGAATTGCAAGAATGCGGGCGCGAAGTCTGCGCGTTGCCATATTCGCGTTATTTTCGTAAATATCGCGTTGACTTGTAAGCGTAACCATTTTCTTGTCACGCTCACGCTGATGAGGATTCGTGAAATTCTGTACGCTCTGCGCATTTGTCTCTAAATCCCACGCATAAGCCTGCATTTCGCTTTTTCCGTCATCTTGTGATAATTCTTTAATGCCGTAATCGATGTTTCCCCAGCAACGTGCAAGCTCCTCGGCAAACCGTATTGTAGGGCCTTCGACAGTCTGACCGGCGCGAGGGAAAGCATAAAATGCCTTTTCTGCCATTTTAGGTCTTTGGCAGGCTTCCATTGCTTTAGCATAGGCAGCGACTTCATCACGCGGAAATCTTTTTGCAATGACAAGCTTTCCTTGCGCCTCGGCTATTGCCCTGCTTGCTTCAATAGCAACCGTTCCCTGGTTTATCTTATCAAGGTGTGCTGCGACCCCATTATTCATAGCGGGAACATTTGGCAGCCCTTGACTGTTCTGTACCGTCATTTCGTTGTTTTCCATTACTCTATCTCCTTTGCAAGCCAAGCCGGAAGGCTTAGGCTGTTTATTACCGTGTATTTACCGAGATAACCGTACCAATCGCCCGTTGTTTTGCAATCGTGATATATCCCGATAAGCTCTCTGAATATGTCCTTGCCTCTTTTGACAAAAATATCATCCGCCTGTAAAACATTAACCGCATACGGCGGATCCTTTTCGATGACTATAAACACAAAGGCGTATTTCTCACCGGTGCATTTCTCCACACCCTCGGTATACATAGCCGCCTGAAAGTCATAGCCGTAATTGATTGCGTCCCTTGTAAAGTGTTCTAAATCTGCCTTTGACGCGCTTTTAAGGTCGGTAATTATATTTACCGCATTAAGCTCCGAAACGCAGTCAGCACGGCATTTGCATTCCTCTCCGGTTAAATCGTCACGCCAAAAGAATTCTTTTTCCTTTTCACCGGACAGAAGCTTGTTTACAAACGGAGCCTTATGCAAAGAATCAACCATATCCTTTACCTTTGTATAATCCTCGTCGGTTATAACGGTCTTTCCCTCCGACTGCTCGCAAAACTCCGCCCATATTGCTTTTCCGTCCTTTGTGCGGCGGTCAACCTGCGGCATTACGGCAAATTCATCCGAAAAGGTTTCGGGCTGCAACGCCAGCTTATGAAATGCCTGTCCGAATATAAGGGCGGGCGTGGGTTCTGTCGGATTTTCTTTGCAATACTTAAACTTTTCGGGGCTTTCTCTTATCTTCCAAAGCTCCGAGCGGCTTATTGCAGGATGTGAGCGATATTCTTTCTCGGTCATACCTGTGTCCCCCGTTCTTTTTCTTCTTCCAAAAAATCGGCAAACCAGCCTCTGTCATCCTTAATAAACGCGCTGCAATCAATTTTGTTTCTTTCTATGTATTGAAACAAAGCGGTTTTAATTTCTTCGTCCGACAATACGCTTGCCGCTAACTCGGGTATACGCCTATCATCGCCGCCGCACTTATTACTCGCCTTTTCAAGCGCCTCGTAATCGGTAGCGTAATGATTAAGGCACACATCGCATATTCCATCATCGGCACCCGTATCACCGCAAACAACGCAAAGCCTTTCAAAATCCTCACTCCCGCACTTCGGGCAGTAATCTCCGTCGAAGACCTCCCCGCACTCATAACATTTATACATAAGGCTCCTCCTTCACGTGCCTTGCCGGGTCGGCGGTGTTGCGTTTCATATTCCGTTCAAACTCCGCGCGGTATGTCTCGTGGCGGTTTTTTTCTATCGCGGCGCTCGCCGTGGCTATGCTGCGGCGGATGTCACTTTTCTTATGTGATAATTTGAGGTTTTCCTGCCGCAGTTCCTTGCACTCTTTGTTTGTTTCATAAAGAAATGCAAATTCTAAAAAAACTATGACTATAAGGGCTGCCGCAAGAAATACCAGCAGCTTTGTCGTTGTTTCGTCTAAATACATTTTTTATCTCTCCTTTAAATTCTGAAAAGTAATTGAGCAGAAAATATCGCAATCTCCCATTATTTCCCTGCTCATTCTACCTTTGTTCGGGTCTAATTCATCAAGATATATCGGTGTGCCGTCGTTATCTTTTAAAATGGTATTATTAACCCTGCGCTCCAATTTTGCACGGCTTTTAAATACTTCCGGGAAATCTAAGCGGATTTTATTCCAATAGCCGATACCGCCCTTTACGCAACCTATACAATTATTGTTGTTATATCCCAAATCGTACATTGCAGGGCGCTTAACGCCTAATTGGTTGCATATGCCGTGCGCTTCCTCTTTGGTTAAGCCGTTATCTATAAGCGGAAATTCGTGTGTGAACTCCGGCATACCGTCAATAAGCTTTTCGGCGCGGTTCTTTTCGTTTGCGTCCATTCCCCAAACATAGGTAATGTCATAATCTTTATGCTCATATTCCCATTGTTTCCTAACTCGCTTTTTAAGCCAATTAGTACACGGCGCAAAGAAAGTTTTTCTATTGACAAACCCACCAAAGGTTAAAACGCAATCTTCAACGCTGTTATATTCGGAAGATTTAAGAATTTTCACTTCTTTGTCTAACGCCTTTTCGCAATCTTTTATAAACCGCATACTGTCGGGGTGTTGGTCCGCAATGTCTATATAAATAAACTCATCAACCGTATCACGGACTAAGTAACCGGCAATAAATGAAGACACTCCGGCAGATAACCAACACACTTTAATCTTTTGTATTTTTATCTTCCTTTCCATTTAATCTAATTTCTTTAAAACATCGCGTGTCAAGGAGAGTAAACTGTCCGCTGTTACGCAAACGGTTGTTACCCCGCCTGCTGTGGCATAAAGAATATGCACATATTCCTCGCCGTTGTCGCACAGCTCATACTCTGCCTTTTCAATATCGCGGTCTATAACCTTTAAAAGTGCTGTCAATTCTCTTCTGCAAAATGCGCTTTTGTGCATGCGCTCCATACTCACCATAATGTTATATCTTTCCTTTCTAAATCTTGACAATTCGGATTCGCCGTGCTATGCTTGTGCTACAATAGGGACAAATTAGAGAAGCCTTATAATTAAAGGGTTTTGCTGATTTAGTCCCATTTTTTTATGCCCATTTTTAGGGTAAATCTATTAGAAACAGGAGGTTTTTACTTCAATGAGCAAGATTATCGTGGTTGCGAATCAAAAAGGAGGTGTTGCAAAAACCTCTACTGTGCGAAATTTATCGTATTCCCTTGCCGAACTCGGCAAAAAGGTATTAACGGTGGATTTAGACTCCCAAAGTAATCTTACAATCGGCTTTGGTATTATACCGAAAAAAGCCAAACATACCACAGGCACACTTATAACCCGTATGCTGACAGAGGAAGAACTACCCGAAAAGAGTGAGTATATTCATTCTGTTGGAAAGGTAGATATTCTCCCTGCAAGCAGAGCCTTGACAGTTGCAGAGGTCAATATGCTCATTACCCCCGGAAGTAACAAATATCTTTCAAAGCTGTTACAGCCCTTGCGTGAGGATTATGATTATATCCTTATTGACACCAATCCGTCCCTTGGTGCATTGACTATCAATGCTCTGACGGCTTGTGATGAGGTATTGATACCCATTGATCCTGAACTGTTTGCAATTACGGGCTTGAATGACCTGATGGATTCCATAGGAAAAGTGAAAGCAAACTTGAACCCTGCTATTGAAATCGGCGGTATTTTATTCGTAAAATGTATAACCCGAACCCACTTATATAAGACGGCTCGGCAGAACATCACAGAGTATTTTCCTACTGTCCCGATATTCAACAGCGTAATTCCCTTAACTGTAAAGGTTGGTGAGGCTAATAACGCATCAATGGCGGTTGCAGAATTTGAAAACACCAATTCAGCAGCCGTAGCCTATATGGAACTTGCAAAGGAGGTGACGAAGTATGGAAAAGATGAAACCTCGGATAAGATCGTTTAATGACCTTTTCGCTAATGAGGAAGTTCAGCCATACCCCAATGAAGTATCTGCCCCTGCTGTGCAGACAGCAGATGAAAAGAACGGACTTCAATTTATTGCCCCGAAGAAAATCAGAACCTTTCTCAATCATCCGTTCCGTTTGTATGACGGTGAAAGGCTTGACGATTTAGTTGAGAGTGTAAAAGCAAACGGTATTCTTATTCCTACCATTGTCCGAATGATTGAAAAGGACGAAAATGGATATGAGTATGAAATGCTTGCAGGACATAACAGACAAAATGCTGCCATTATTGCAGACCTTGAAGTTATCCCCTGTATCGTTAAGGAAAACATAACGGATGAAGAAGCGTGGATTTATGTTATCGAAACAAATGTAATGCAACGCTCCTTTACCGATATGCTCCCATCCGAAAAGGCTGCCGTACTTGCTTTGCGGTATTCAAAGATGTTTTCGCAGGGCAAAAGAAATGACATTATTGAAGAACTTAAAAGGCTCGAAAACCCTGATTATATAAGGGAAAATTCAACTTGTGGAAGTGACTGCCACAAGTTAAAAAACAGGGATAAAGTAGGTGCTGAATATTCGCTTTCAGGACGGTCTATTGCTAACTATGTTCGTGCCAATTCGCTTATCACAGCTTTGAAAGTTCGTCTTGATAACGGCGAATTAACATTAGCGGTATCGGTTGAGTTATCCTACCTATCAACAGAGGTACAGCAGTATATTGAAAATGTGCTGATGGAAAATGAGTTTAAGGTGGATGTGAAAAAGGCAACCGTACTCCGAAGCTATGGCGATAAACTTACCGAGGATAGTGTATATGAAATCCTTTCGGGCGAAAAGGCAAGAAAGTCAAGAGCCGATACACCGCCACCGATTAAGATCAAGCATACGGTATATTCCAAATACTTTGCACCCAATACCAAAACAAGTGAAATAGAGCGAATAATTGGCGAGGCTCTTGCTTTGTATTTCAAAAAAGCGGAGGATGAAACCTCTGCATAAAAACGGAGGTGTTCACCATTGCGTCCATATGAAAAACTAAAGACTATCTATGAAATCGCATCCCGAATGATAGTTCGTGGTGAGGGGGCTTGGAAAGATTATCTTTCCTTTGCCGCCCGAATCCACAAATACTCTTTTGATAATGCCTTGTTGGTATATGCTCAAAACCCTGATGTAACAACCCTTGCAAGTATTCCCCAATGGAACAAGGTAGGCAGAAATGTAAACAGAGGTTCAAAAGGTATAGCAGTTTGCGAATACGAAAACGCAAAACTAACCCTATCGTATTTGTTCGACATTTCTCAAACCAACGGCAGAGAAATCAGGTTTTTGGATTGGCAACTTGATGATGATATGAAATCGGAAATTTCCACAAGGCTTATTCGGGCAGATGAATTGAGTGCAACCGATTTTTCCGAAACGGTTACAGCACTTGCAAGCAAGCGTGTAAATGACAACTACGAAAATTGCTTGCGTTCTATTATGGCAAATTCACAAGACCATATCTTTTCCGAACTACCGGAGGGTGGTTTAGAAGCACAGTTAGTCAGTTTGCTTACCGATAGTACCGCATACTTTGTTGGAAAGCGTTGCGGTCTTGCGGATGATGAGATTATGCTTGAGGGCGGTATGAGTACCATAAGCGACTTTAACCGCATCCCCCTTATCGCAACACTCGGCAATACAGTTACAAGCTGTGCAAAGGAAATTCTTATTGAGATGGAATTAACCATCAAAACTATAAATGCTGAAAGGACGGCTAATAATGAAAGAAAACAATCTGAATATCAGTTACACGGAACAGAACGGAATATTGTACCCGAATCTGCAAGTATCCAACGAGCAGACAGCAGATCAGCCGTTGGGCAGATACGGCAGAATGGCGATGGAGTACCTGAAAGAAAACCACCCCAATCGCTATACAGCTTTGAAAATGGATGGCACTCTGATGGAAGTGATGCACACGGTTCAGCAGACAGCCACCGGGAAAATCGAGGAAATGACACAGGAAATGCTCAAAAAAGAACCGATGCCCAACACCGAGGACACGATGGAACGGACACGGCACTTGAACAGCCTGAAACTGTCAGCCGAAGAAATAGTAATAAAGGAAATCGTACTGATACCGAGATAAAAACTGAAAATGTAGTAGTTACAGAGCCGCCGAAAGACGGCTCTGTTGTTGTTTCCGAGGATGATCCAAAGGCAAAAATGTCCGATGATGAAATCGTAAAGCATTATGAAACTATCCTGATGAGTACGGATGTTTACCCAATAGAAATGCACCGCCGTTTGTATCTTATTCTCAAAGATGAACCTGATAATAGCGATTGGCAGAGCGTATCAAACGAGGTATATTCAATTTTTGCCGAATACGGCAACCGTGAGTATCAGGGTGAGGTTTTGTATCGTACCGAACTTGTCAACAAAGACGGTATATCAATGTTTTTCGGTGACGGCTCAACCTATCTGCCTTGGATTTTCGTTGCAAACATCATAAACGCAATGATTGTGGATGGCGATTATCCCGGTGACTTTACGCAGCTTTTTGAAGAAGCCCGAAAGATATTGGAAAAGGCAGAGTATGTTGTATCGGACGAATATCTTATGACGGCGGTTCTGGAACTGCAAAAAGAAAAGATATATAACCCCACCGCTCTGCAAATTGCCGAGCAGACCGAGGCTGTTATTATCCGTGATGCCGAGGATATTGAGGAGGAAGATTTTTCGGCGGTTGTTACGGCGGTTGAACATTCAGACGATACGGAAGATGTGTTTGCCGAGCCTGTTGAGGTACAGAAAAAGGCAGAAAGAAAGCCGAGAGCAAAACAGGATTTACCGTCACGAAATTACCGCGCCTTTGCAAAGCTCTTTCCCGATATTATTTCAGGAAAATACAGCGCTTTAATGTTAAGCGCCGGAGAGAGCTTTGATCCCCTTGAAATTTATCATAAGGGCGGTAATCGTTATTCTATGGAGCATTATTGGATAAATAATGGTGATAGAATGTACGATCCGTATATGAAATTTATCATAGACCGTGAAAACCAAACCATTCAGGCTGCTTCGTATGAAAATTCCAATGTAGGACTTGCACAGCAAGTATTTACGGACGAGGGCTATTATCCGCAACTGCAAAAGGAACTCAATTCCTTTTTAAGCAACTGGCTGAAAAATATATCTTTTCAGGATTATTCGCCTGTAAGGGCTATTGAAATAATAAACGATGAAGAAAAGACCGTTACCTTTCCAATAGAGCCTGAAACACCGCAACTTAACTTGTTTACCGATCTAACGGACGGCGAACAGATAACAATGACGGATATATCTTCTGATGATAAGAAAAATGTTGTTACAGAAGAATCCGAAATTGACGAAAATGCAGAGTTTGAGATATTGGAAGAATGTACGGGTTCACATCACGGACAGATTGATATGATAATGACCGCATATAAGGGCGAAATCCCTGTTGGATATATGCAGTACAGCATTTTTGAGGATGCGCCGCACATCAATAATATTGAGGTTATGCCGTCACAACGCAGACGAGGTATCGCAACAAGGCTCTTGCAGAACTTACAGGGGCAATATCCTACTTCCGAGATTGTTTGGGGCACTATGACCGATGATGGTAAAGCCCTGCACGATGCCATAACCTATTCCTTTGACAGCGAAGATTACGAAAGCGTTAAAAGAGGTCTTGATGAAGTAAATAAAGGTCTGGCAGAGTTCCATCAACGCATTGACGAGGGCGAAAGCCTTAACGATGATGAAACGGCCTTTATGAATGATTTATCGGATATTCAGTACAAGTTGGAAAAGCAGCTTGAAGAATTATCGCCAACGCATACCTTTGTCAGACTTCCGAAAGCAGAAACGGCGGTTGAACCTATAGCCGAGAAGCCCACACAAAAGCCCCAAAACTTTCGTTATTCCGAGGGTATGGAATTATACCCCACAGGCTTAAAATCGAAATACAAGGCAAATATCGAGGCAATAAAGCTATTAAAAGCTATCGAGGAAGATAGACGACAAGCAACACCTGATGAACAGATTATACTTGCACGTTATGTTGGCTGGGGCGGTCTTGCAAATGCTTTTAATCCGAAAGCAAAGGATTGGGAGAAAGAGTATCAGGAGTTGAAACTTCTGCTTACCGATGCTGAATATAAGGCGGCTATGGATTCTACTATCACCGCATATTACACCGAGCCTGAACTGATAAAATCAATATACACCGCTTTGGATAACTTTGGGTTTGAGGGCGGTAAAAACAGAAAGTTGCTTGATCCTGCTATGGGAACAGGCAACTTTTTTAGTGTCTTGCCGGAGCATTTAAGCGATACAAAGCTGTACGGTGTTGAGATTGATAGTATCACAGGCAGAATTGCTAAACTTTTGTACCCTAATGCGAATATTGAAAACACAGGCTACGAAACCACAAAGTATGAGGATAACACCTTTGATGTAATAATCGGTAATATTCCTTTTAACTCTATCCACATTTACGATCCGAGATATAAGGATAACGATTTTTATATTCACGATTACTTTTTTGCAAAATCTCTGGACCTTACAAAGCCCGGCGGTATCATAGCCTTTATCACTTCAAAGGGTACAATGGATAAATACGATGATTCGGTTAGAAAGTATATCGCTTCACGTGCAGAATTTATAGGCGCTATCCGACTTCCGAACACCGCATTTAAGGCTGTAGCCGGAACCGAGGTAACGGCAGATACTGTCTTTCTGAAAAAGCGTGAAGAACCCATTGAAGAATGGAACTTGGAAGATGAATCGTGGTTTGATGTAACAGCAAGTATGCAGACAAATTGGGTTCGGTATAATAACTATTTCATTGAGCATCCTGAAATGCTGCTTGGCGAAATGCAACACAGCAGAAAAATGTATGGCCGTGAGGACGGGACTGCTTGTGTAGCCCCTGATGATTACAACTATAATCTTAACGAGAAGTTGAGGGTTGCCGTAGGTAACTTATCAGCACAGTTTTCAGCACAGCCCGACAAGGAACGTAAACCCACTCACACGGTTGCTATTGATGAAGCCCCCGAATATGAAAATGCACCGCCCGGCATAAAAAACTTTACCTTTGTTGTTAAGGACGATAATATCTATTATTGCGAAAAAGACAAGCTGATACCACAACCCCACACAGGCAAAAAAGCCGAGAGAATTAAGGGCTTATGTAGTATCAGAACGGAATTACTTGATGTTATCAATTTGCAATCGGGACAGTATGATGAAAGCGAATTAAAGGAAAAGCAAAAGGTACTCAATGATCTTTACGATGCTTTCGTTAAAAAATACGGTGCTATCGGCAGTAATGCAAATATCCTTGTGTTCTCTGATGACGATCAGTTTCCGCTACTTCGCTCTATTGAAAACGAGATTAAGAACCCTGACGGAACAAAGACCTTTGAAAAAGCACAGATATTTTATAAAGCAACCATACACCCCCAAACTATCCCTACCTCTGCCGATACCGCAGTAGAAGCTCTGTATATTTCCCTTAATACACGGTTGAGGGTAGATCTTCGATATATGTCGCAGCTTACAGGAAAACAGCCCATTGATGTTATCAATGAGTTGGGCGATAGAATATTCCTTAACCCACAAAAGTATAGCGGTAATATTTTGAACGGTTGGGAAACCGCAGAGGAATATCTTTCGGGACACGTGCAGGATAAGTTGGTTTATGCCAAGTATTATGCGGAAAAAGAACCCGACCTGTTTTCACGAAATGTACGGGCATTGGAAGAAGCGCAACCCGTACCCCTTACTCCATCGGATATTAACGCTCCTGTCGGTGCGCCTTGGATACCGATTGAGTATTATCGGCAGTTTATGTATGAAACCTTTGATACTCCGTCCGAGTACCGTTATGAGAGTGAAAATGACAGCGAAAAAGAGTGTATTACCCTTAACTATATGGAATACACAACGGTCTGGCGAGTATTAAATAAGTTTTATGATCGTGATTCAGTTAAGGTGTATCAAACTTTTGGTACACACCGCAAAAACGCATATGAAATCTTTGAGGACAGCCTAAATCAGCAGATAACCACCGTAAAGGACAGAGTTGAGTATATTGATGATGAGGGTAACAGAAAGGAAAAATATGTTGTAAATCCGAAAGAAACCCGTGTTGCGAGAGCAAAGCAAGCCCAAATCAAAGAAGCCTTTGCCGCTTGGCTTTGGAAAGACGCCGAGCGTAAAGAGGACTTACTGCAAATCTATAACAGCCGATTTAATACAGTTGTGCCGAGAGAATATGACGGTAGCCACCTTATATTCCCCGGTATGAGCGAAGAAATGAAACTCCGTCCCCATCAAATGAACTTTGCTGCCCGTGTTATTTATTCAGGAACAGGACTTGCCGCCCACGAAGTAGGCGCAGGAAAAACGGCAGCCCTGATAGCCGCCGGAATGTATCTTAAAAATTTGGGTGCTATCAAAAAGCCTGTTTATGTAGTTCCGAACCCCCTTGTAGGACAATGGGCAACCGAGTTTTACCGCTTTTTCCCTAATGCTAATATCCTTGTTTCTACCATTCAGGATTTTACGGCGCAGAACCGTAACCGCTATGTTTCCCGAATTGCGATGGGAGATTATGATGCAGTTATCCTTGCCCACAGCCAATTTGAGCGTATTCCGATTTCTGCAAAGCGACAGATAGAGCAACTTGAAGAACAGATTGTGCAGATTTCCTATGCCGTTGGCCGTATCAAAGTAGAAAAGGGCGAAAACTGGACCGTAAAGCAGATGGTAACATTCAAGCATAATTTAGAGGAACGGTTGGAACGGCTTTCAGCGTTACAGAAAAAGGATGACCTTTTAACCTTTGAGCAGCTTGGTATTGACTTTATGTTTGTGGACGAAGCCCATATGTTCAAAAACTGCTTTGTTTATACCAAAATGTCCCGTGTTGCTGGTATCAATACTTCATCATCGCAGAGAGCATTTGATATGCTCAATAAGTGTCAATATCTGCAAGAAATAAACAATGGCAGAGGTGTTGTGTTCGCAACGGGCACACCCATTTCCAACAGTATGACGGAAATGTTTGTAATGATGCGGTATCTGGAGCCTGACGAGCTTAAAAGACAGGGCTTGTCTGACTTCGATTCTTGGGCGGCAACCTACGGCGAAGTAGTTTCCTCTTTGGAAATTACTCCTGAAGGTGGCGGTTATCGTATGCGACAGAGGTTTGCAAAGTTCCATAACCTACCCGAACTAATGCGAACCTACCGCTTGGTTGCAGATGTGCAGACGGCAGAAATGCTGAATTTACCCCGACCGGAGATTTACGGCGGTAAAAAGGAAATTATCAGCAGTACACCTACCGAGCATCAAAAGAAAATAATGGCTACCTTCATTGAACGAGCAGAAGCTATCCGAAACGGTCAAGTAAAGCCGTATGAGGATAATATGCTGAAACTCACCAATGAAGCACGGCAAATGGCGATTGATCCGCGCCTTATTGACAGGTCTGCACCTAACGATCCTAACAGTAAACTGAATATGTGCATAGACCAAATCTATAAGGTTTGGAAAGAAACCGAGGCTGACCGATTAACGCAGCTTGTGTTCTGTGATGTTTCCACCCCTGCACAAAAGCCTATTATTCAAATGGAACAAGTTGACGGCGTTTATAAGGCTATCCCGAATCAGTTTACCAATGTTTATGTTGAGATTAAAAAGGTACTGATGGAAAGAGGAGTGCCTGAAAGCGAAATTGTCTTTATTCACGATGCTAAAACCGAGGTGCAACGGCAAGCAATATTTGAGAAAACCCGAAAGGGAGAAATCCGTGTATTGCTTGGCAGTACCGGAAAACTTGGTACGGGTGTTAATGTGCAAGACCGTGTAATCGCCCTGCACCACCTTGATGTGCCTTGGAAACCGTCAGATATTACGCAGCGTGACGGACGCGGATTACGGCAAGGCAATATGAATAAGGCTATCCACATTTATCACTATATTGCCGAGGGTACTTTTGATGCTTATTTATGGCAGATTCAGGAGCAGAAACTACGCTTTATTACGCAAGTCACCACCGCAAAGAGTATTGCACGTTCTTGTGAGGATATTGACGAAACCGTATTAACGGCGGCTCAATTCAAAGCCATAGCAACAGACAATCCGCAACTTCTTGAAAAAATGGAGCTTGAAAACCGTGTTTCCGAACTTCGTATTTTGCAGAGAAACCATCAAGACGAACAGGCAATGCTTGAGCGTAAAATTAAGTACCATTTTCCGAATGATATTGAAAACTGTAAAAGGAAGATTGAAAAGCTACAGGCAGACTTGGAAACCCTGAAAGCCACAGACGGACAGGAATTTAGTGTTATTCTGAAAGATAAGGTATTTACTGAACGCACCAAAGCCGGAGAGTTCTTGCTTGTGGTTTCAAGAGAGATTGCAGACAAGGATTTTGAAATTATGGATGTCGGTGAGTTTAGAGGTCTTAAACTACAATTAGTGAGGGATGTGCAGAAATCTAACGGTGTTTACCTTAACATTAAGGGCAACCTTAATTATGATTTTGGCTTGGGTGATTCCGATATAGGTAACATCACAAGAATTGGAAATGCCGTTGACGGTATCCCAAACTTGCTTGCTAAAGAAAACAAAGATTTAGCCAACCTTGAAAGGCAGCTTGAAACAGCAAAGGGCGAATACGGACAGCCCTTTATTTATGAGGCGGAACTTGCGGAAAAAAGTGCAAAGCTGACCGAAATTGATACCGAGCTTGAACTTGGTAAAGGTGATGAAGATACCGTTATTGATGATAGCGAAAACGGTGATAATGAAAACTCCGAGTTTGAGCCTGTAGCGGTATCTGTCGGAGAGGAAGTATAACCCAAAGGGCGCTGGTGAAGATCAGCGCCCTTAATTTATTGGAGGTGATAAATTATGCCAATGGTAGCAACAATGAAGCCTTACACGCTGTTTGTTGTTGATGATGATATGCCGCTTAACCCCCGTACCGATTATGATAATCTGGGTAAAATGGTCTGTTGGCATAGTAGGTACAATTTAGGTGACGAACACGATTATGATGAGCCGAGGGATTTTTTACAGAAAAAGCTGTTTGAAATGTATTCCTCATATCCCTCATCACAATACGGAAAGCCGATTTATGATTTTATCAAGTCCGGCAAGGCCGAAACTGCAAAATTGGAATATGACAGATCGGCACACGAATGGGTGCTGTATGAAAAATGGTTTGGCGGTAATGAATGGAGCAAGTCATCATCCTACCCTGCAAGCCTGAAAGGAAAAGAAGTACCCGATTGGTTTTTGGATGATTGTCTGTCTGCTTTGGAACACAAAGAGTTATTGCAGTTATTGGAGCAATCGGGCAAGTTCGTGATATTACCGCTTTATCTTTACGATCATAGCGGTATCACGATGAATACAACAGGCTTTTCCTGTCCTTGGGATTCAGGTCAGGTTGGATGGATATATGCAGATGCAGACTGTATTAAAAAAGAATACGGAAAAGTAACCCCCGAAACCATAAACAAGGCAAGAACTGTTATGAACGGCGAGGTTGAAACCTATGACTATTACCTTACGGGACAATGCTACGGCTTTCAGTTGTTCGAGGGTGATGTGGAAACCGATAGCTGTTGGGGCTTTTTGGGTGCAATAAGAGATATTCAAAATAGTATTAAAGACTATATGCCACAGGGTTTTGAATCCATTGTTGAAAATCTGCAATATACGGATGATAACGATTTGGATATACACGATTATCTTGAAGAAACGGAGGAATTGGATAATGAAATTTGACGGCGAAAACGCCTATGTGCTATTTGCCTGTAATTTGCACAAAGAACGGAACAGTATGCGAATGATAGCAGTAGCCGCCGATAAAGTAACCCTTTATGCTATTATCGGCAACGAAGTATTGCACGGCAATATGGATTATAAAGGGTATGCAAAACAAAAAGGCTTTAATCTTATGAGAGAGGATTTTAAGCGCGGCGAAATATCTTCCGCAAATTTAGATTACGGTTATATAGAAGAAACAGCCGTAATTGAACACGGATATGCCAATATGTCAAGTGAAATTGAAAAGGTTTATAACTGGCTCAATATGGAGGATTCCGAATATGAGAGCTTGGGAACAGGCGAACAGTTGAAAGGTATTCCCGATGACCGATTACGCTTGATTTTGGATAAAGCGCTTATGTCAGTTGCAAATGATTACCGAGGTGCAGAGCTTTATGAGCATTTGCACACCACACTCGGAATGAGTGATGAAGAAATCACAAAAGCCGGATTTGACTTGCGAGAGTTTTATGCGGAATATGACTTTGATAATACAGAAGATAACGAACAAGATTTGGAGGTATAAAAATGAGCCGAATATCAAATTATCCGCACCTTATAGGTGTATCTGATGATGAAAGAAAGGAACTACACGGTGTAAATGAAGTTGCAGCCTTTATTTGCGATCAGGGACGATTTGGAGATTTAAGGGTATTTTCCCCTTACGGAGAGGAAGTCCTTAATACCTTTGGTATTTTTATTGACCGCATCTGTGATATGGAATACCGTGAGGAGCTTATGGAAGTGCTTGTCCCAAAGCAAAAAGCATTTGAAGAAAAGATGTATGATGACAGCGTTGCAGACCGCAGGGACGAAGAACTTAATACCCTTGACAGATTATTCCGTGCTATGAAAATGGACGATATGACCGTAGCCTTTGATGAAAAAGGAAATTTAGTCTGCACGGATGATATGAATAACAAATGGGTAAATGCAGAACTTTACGATTTTATTATCAATGAGGCTCTGTGCTTCGGTGCAGACGGCAAGTTGGTTGAGGGCTTTGAAATGGATGATGAATTGGTAGAAAAAATCAAAGCTTATGCAGCCGAACACGCCGTATATCCCGATGCAGTTTTGCAAAATCCAATCTCTGCAAACAACGATTGGGACAGAGTGCTTAATGCTTTCAGCGTTTGCCCATCACTTAAAAGTTTCGTAATGAATATGGTAAACGAAATAGAAAACTACCTGATGAAGATATTTTCCGAACAAAAAGACGGAAAGTATTTTATTCCATATGATGCGTTTGAAGATTCTACAGGGATTGTCGATAATTTTGATAATAAGCTGTTTGTAGATATGCTTTTAGACCAAGACAATATTGAAGATGTTGAGATGGACGAAAAAGGATATTGGGTTTATGTTGCGCCTGAAAATTGTGTAACAAACACAGCAGTTAATGGCGAAAATGTATTTACTGATGAAACGGAGGAAGATTTAGATGCCGAACTCTGATGAAAAAGTAATACGCTTTATAGACAGTTGCTATAACAATCTTTTTTCACTTCCTGACGGTGGAACGCTGGTGATTGTCCGTGATGATGGCGAAGTGGTTGAAAAGCCCTGCCATTATGTAGATGACTACCATTTTCAAAGTCAGGGACACACGTGGCATATTTGCGAATTTGCCGAGCGTATGGAAGAAAACAATGCGAAATATTTTCCGCAAAGGGATAATAAGCGTTGGCCGTCTTATTGCTACAGTGTAGTAAAAACCACCGGAGAGTTGATTGTTATTCACGCTGAAGAAAGCGGATATTACCCTGCAAACAACTCTACTACCGATACCGCAAAAAACCGTCAACTTGCCGATATGCTCAATGCAAGGCTGGGTATTACAAAGGCTATGGAAGAAGCGATGTATTGCGGTAGCCTTTTCGGTTGGCATACACCCGTTGCACAGCCTGAAAATTATACCGAGGACGGCAGCTTGAAACCCACAGGCTCATACAGTTCGTCACTCGGAGAACGTGCAAGGCATATGTACGCTGTAGGATCGAGAGTTGTGTTGGATGAATTAAGTGATGAATTGCGTAAAAATGACCTACCGCCCGGTACAAAGGGCGTTATTCAGCACATTGATGATATTGGGCAGATAGAGGTTGTATGGGAAACAGGGCTTACGCTCCGTCTGGTACCCGAAGAAGATAAATTTCACATTGACCATACCCCTGAACCTGATATGTTTGAGGAGCAAGAAGCCGCCGAGGAAGAACTGTGAGGTGATATAGTTGCGACAAAGCGGAGTAACCTACCGTCATTTTACGGATGAGGAAATAAAAAGGGCAAACAGCGTGGATCTTCTTATGCTTGCAAAACAATATGGGTATGAAACAGAAAAAGGCGGTAAAAACGCTATACACCTAAAGAAAAGCGGTGGGCTGTATATCTTTCCGAATGAAAACTGTTTTTATCATCACACTTCTGATGAAAGGCATAAAGAAGGCGGAGCAATCAGTTTTGTGATGCACCAAGAAGGTATGCCGTTCGGAGAGGCTGTCGGAAAGCTTTTGAATGAGGATTATGTTATTTATCAAGCCGAGCAAAAGGCGTATGCGCCTGAACCGCATCGGATCGTGACGCTGCCCGATAAAGCGCAAAATTTCAAACGGGTATATTGGTATTTAGTGTCTGTAAGGGGTGTTGATTCTCAAATAGTATCGGCTCTTATGAATGAAAAGAAGGTGTATCAGGAGGCTGAATTCAGTAACGCCGTGTTTGTCGGCTATGACCGTGACGGAACGGCAAGGTATTGTTCAATGCGTTCCACCTACCCTAATAGTAAGTATAAGCGTGACGCGGATAACTCGGACAAGAGTTATCCGTTTTTTGTTGAGGGCAAAAGTGATTTGGCAATTATTACAGAGGCTCCGATAGACCTTATGAGCCACGCAACGCTTACAAAAATGTTCGGTAATACGGATTGGAGACAAGACCACAGGCTTTCTGTCGGTTGTCTGAGTATGGCAGCCCTCGACCGTTATCTTGAATGGCATCCCGAAATTAAAAAGCTTGTGTTTGCCCTCGATAATGATTATCTTGCTCGAAATCAAAAGGGTGAGCTTGCGAATTGGGGGCAGCTTGCCGCCGAAAGGGCTATAAAAGCCTACTCCGAAAAAGGCTATAAATGTGCATTGCACACGCCGCGCCTTAACGATTTTAATACCGATTTAACCGAAATCAGAAAGGGCAAAACACCGACTGATCTTGACAGACAGCGTGAAATTGAGATGACGATGGATTTTGAAAAATACGGCTTGCAGGGAGGTGATGAAAAGGAAGATTTGGAATTGTGATTTTTTTATCATCAAAAAGCCGCCCCTTTGGGCGCGCCGAGCCTTAAAACCGTCGGCAAAGCATACGGTTTTGGGCAAGGCAGGAATAACCGTCATACCGGCGGTGCTTTTACAGCTTGAAAACAGAGTTTTCAACAGCGTTTGATTTATATAGGTGAAAGTCAGCATAAAAATCCAAACAAACGGTTTATAATGCTGACTGATAAAAAGAACTTTCGTCTGACTACAGGTTATGGAGAAATTGAGTGTATGGGGAAATACATAAGCATCATAACAAAAAATAGCAGATATATATTTTTGACCAAGTAAATCTAATGCAGAGTGACAATCAATTGTCATTCTGCAATATTTTTATTGACAATATCAGGTTTAGTGTATTAAAATAACAACAGACAAAGAAGGGACGTCTTGTCTATGAAAATTATTTTTGTAAATTCTCAAATTCTTGTGCGAAAACCGCTGATTTATTTGAGCTATGGGAGTATAAAAATCAGCAGTTAACGCATAAGTTTTTGTTTTAAACAGAGCTTATGCGTTTTTGTTATATTATATTCCTAAGCTATCGATTTTTGTTGATAAAAAATTTCAAAAAAGTTGTCACCTAATATTGAATGTCGATTGTTGTATGTATAGAGGGGAAAAATAAGAATTATGATGTAATAGAATTCTTTTATCCACTCAATACAGATAAGAGGGTGATAAAAATGTGGAAATAATAGTAATTTAATAATCTTTTTTAGAATTGGAAGAATTTTTTATGAAAAAAAGAATTGGCATCATTTTTATTATTTTTATATTATTGATTTTTCCTATAAAAAACACTTATAAAGATGGCGGTACGGTTACATATACATCTTTGACATATAAAATAATTTGTTGGAAAATCCCAATAAATATAGAAATTATAAATTCAAATGATGAAGACATAAATCAATTCGAAATTAAAAGCTTTATTGCAAATGATAAACATATCAATAGAAAGTTCTTTGAAACCACAAAATTATATTTATTCCCATTCAACTTTATGAAAATGAACTGGTATAAAGAGCAACTGGAAATAAATTGATATACTATTTAATTTGTGGAATAAAAACAGCTTAATCGGAAGAGGTAAAATTCAAACAACGAAAGGAATATGTTTTTATGAAAATAAATTTACGAAAAAGAATTACAAGTATGGTCGTATTATTTAGCATTATTTTGTCTTCGGTTGCAATTCTTAATTTTAATGTTTCTGCTGTTGAGGGAATGATATTATTAGGAAACATATATCGTTCGTCACTCACTGATACAAATCCAACTGATACACTATATTTTCGCTTGCCGGAAAATGAATCTTACTCTTATGTTGTAGAAACATATGGAGAAACTGATACTTTCGTTCAGGTTAAGGATGGTCTAAATATATATTCAGATAATGATTCTGGAAATAATTTAAATGCGGCTGTTGGGTTTTATGCTACTAAAAATGCAACTAATCAAGGCATTCTGATAATTACAGTAACGCACGCTACAGGAGGTACCGGTGATTACCTTATACACATACGCAGACAACGAGCACAAATATACACATTCAATTATGGCGATGGTGATATTAACACTACAGGTGATGCAACTATACCCTTGCATTATCTTAGAACCAATTGTGGTTACGATGTTAAAAGTTATCAAAATTGTAGTGCATCACATCTAAATGAGGCCGATGATTCTAATTTGGCAAGAATCAATAGTGAAGTGTTTTTCTATTCTGGTCATGGACATCAAAACGGAATAGCAGTATTCCCTGATTCTTCTGCATATGCTGATGTGAGTTTTCCGAATATTTCAAATACTAAATTAGCAGTTTGGTCTGCTTGTTATTCTGCTGTAGCGGAGGAAGGTCGTGAATCGTTAGCTCAAGCATCTGTTACTAATGGTGCGCGTTCTGCTATTGGCTGGACAGATAGTGTATTAGTATCTTCGGCCACTAGTTTTACAGACAAGCTATTTGAGTCGCTAGGGGGTTCTAATACTGTTCTACAGGCCGCACAACAGGCAAGCAATACGATAATTTGGCCTTGGGATAATATACATGACTATGTTATATTTGGCGATAGTTCTGTGAGAATTAATTTGCCCGCTATCAATACCAAACAAGTAAGAGAAAATAGTCAAACAAATACTTTGAATCCGTATGAGAGAAATATCGCTTTTTCAAAATTTGACATGCCCAACGGAACAGTTAGATATTATAAAACCATCGATGGTATTATAACCAATGAATATTATACATTTGATAATTCCGGCACAGAAATATATCATTCCGATATTAAAATTTCAAGTGATGATATAAGTAGTGTTTCTAAAGAAATTTCTTTTGACAAATATACATATTTACCCAAAAAAGAAGTTGAGATAGGTAAGAAGATTTATAACAAACTGGTTGAATCGGATTCACATAACGCATATGTAAAGATTAATGGTGAAGTTATACCGATTAAAATAACCTATTCAACTTATAAAAATGATGCCGGTCTTGCATATCAAGATGTTGTATGCGTAAATTTAAATAACGGAACCTACGTCGACTATTCTGATATTTGCTGAATTATAGGCTACAATCAATATATTACAAAAACTTTTTTGTAAAGTGACACAAATTCATTTTTGTGCTACCATTGATTATATGCTTTGCTTTAAAATCAAATCAAAGTATTTTAATCTTATAAAGGATACTCCAAAGAAGTAATATATCTGAAAATCAAATTATGAAAAAATAAAAACAATTTGTAAATTTAAAAGAAATACACCCCTACAAAACCTCTCAAAAAAGTACATTAGATGAGAGGGTATAAAACTTAAATGTTTGATGAGAAAAAATTATTCTTTCCTCATCAAATTCAACAACTGAATATATTACCGCAACAGCTCTCTTGTTTAATAAATCAGACAAGAGGGTTGTTTTTTTATCCTCATCAAAATATAGGAGGTGCAAGTTTTGAAATTGCTGAAAAATGTACGTCCGCCGCCCCTTCCGAGAAAATCCGAGCCACAAAATGGCAGATTTTGAAGGCAAGGCAGGAATAACCGTCATACCGACGGTGCCTTTACAGCTTGAAAACAGAGTTTTCAACAGTGTTTGATTAGGTATGATTTCAATCTTTAAGGTATGATTTTTGTCATACCGCAATAAGGAGTGATTTTGTAATGAAAAAGTACGGCATAATTTATGCCGACCCGCCGTGGCATTACAGAGTTTATTCAAAGAAAGGAGCCGGACGGTCGGCGGAAAGCCATTATCCCACAATGACCATCGAGGAAATACAAGCCTTACCCGTATCAGAGCTTGCGGATAAAGACTGTGCGTTGTTTATGTGGATTACTTTTCCTCTTTTAAAAGAGAGCCTATCCGTATTATCTGCTTGGGGCTTTAAATTTAAAACAATCGCGTTTGTTTGGATAAAGCAAAACCGAAAATCCGATTCGCTGTTTTGGGGTATGGGCTACTGGACGAGGGCTAATGCCGAATTTTGTGTTTTAGCTACCAAAGGAAAACCGAAAAGAATGGCTAAAAATGTTCATCAGGTAATTGTATCGCATATAGAGGAACACAGTAAAAAGCCTGATGAAGCCCGACGGCGTATAGTGCGGCTTATGGGAGATCTGCCGCGTATTGAGTTGTTTGCACGGCAAAAAACGGCAGGCTGGGATGTTTGGGGTAATGAAGTAGAGAGTGATATTATACTCGGAGGAACGGATGATGATTCAAAAGCAAACAGTTAAAACGGAGCGCATATCGCTCCATTTACCGACCGACACCGTAGAGTCTATAAAGTTTCTTGCAGCTAAAAACCATACGGATATGTCAAAGGAAATTCGTCGATTTATTGATAAAGGTCTTGCCGTTAAAAGCTATGAGGATAATATTGACCTTATAAGCGGAATTATCGAGCAGGAGCTGTCTTTGCAAATAAAGAAGCTCGGTAACCGTCTTGCCGGACTTATAAACCGCCTTACGATTATATCTGCCGCCGGATATTATACAAACATTACAATTATGTCGGAGCTTATTGACCGTGATCTTTATTCATCGTTTGAAAAAATAGAGTCGGCAGCAAGAAAACGCGCGCTTGCTTACGCTAATCAAAAAAATGCCGACGCAGTTGCCGCGTTTGCGGATGATGAAGAAATGAAAAAAGCAATAAAAGCTATTAAAGGCGGGATAAACAGTGTCGATACTCGTATATAAGCAAAGGCATAAAAACCCTACCGAAGCGAATACGCCGAAATTAAACTATGAACACATAAGATATATCGCCACCCGTCCCGGCGTATCTAAAAATGAGAATATGCGGCACGGGCTGTTTGGCTGTACCGAACCGGAGAAAGGACTTACGGAATTTGAAAGCTGGAAGGATATAGCGAGGACGGTACGGGAAATGTCTTACCGCCGCATTAACATTTTCAGGGGAATTATCTCATTTGCACCCGAAACGGCAAGCGAACTCGGATTAACAAATCATAAGGCTTGGCAGGAATATATTGAGGAGCATATAAAAACGCTTGCGGAAAAAAACGGTATTTTACCGCATAATCTGCAATGGGCGGCGGCTCATCATAATGAAAGAAGTCATCCGCATATCCATATTGTATTTTGGGATAAAAATCAAAGTATTACGAAGCAGTATGTTTCACCGGAAATCCCGAAAAGTATTCGGATACAGTTAATTAAGGATACCTTTGCAGATAAAATCAGGCTATATCTTGCAGATAAGGATAATGCAAAAACGGCACTCTCCGATATAACCGACAAAACCGTAAAGGCTTTTGAAAAATATATAACTGAGCTTGAACCCGAAAAGCATAAGCGTTTTCAAAAAAAGTTCGGCAGGATTGACGAAGCCGAGGACATTAAAGCACTTGACGGCTTGATGAGTAAAGAAGATATTGAGGCTTTTATTCCGTTACTTTTTGAATTAAAAGAAAAATTGCCGAAAAAGGGACGCCTGTATTATAAAATGCTGCCGGAGGAATTAAAAAAACAGGTTGACGCACTGGTTAAAAAGCTTAAAGAGCAGAATAATTATATTAACATCCGTGTAGACGAATATGCCGAGAGCAAAACACGACTTGCGATGCTGTACGATACCAACCCCGATAACATTTCGGCACACCGCAAAAATGCCGTAGAGGAAGCCGACCGACTTATAGCAAACAAGATTTTAAGAGCCGTTAAATCAATGCTTGATAAGGACAGACAAATAGGCTATGCCGAATATACCAAGGCTAAAAAAGCCTATTATGCCGAAGAATTGCTTTGTGAAATACTGATAATGCTTGAACAAAGTATAATAGATACTGACGAGGACTGCGATATTAAAGCAAAGGCTTTCGGTACTGAGCTTTCAAAAGCAGCTAAAAAAGAATGGTATTTACGACATAAGGACAGAGGTATGGAATTGTAATAATCCGTATCTCTGTTTTATTTTGAGGGCAAGCGCCCGAAGAAAGGAAAAATTAAATGGATAAATATTTTAATTTCGGAAAATTAAACCGTTTTTACGGCTTGCGGATAAGACCCGCGCCGCC